AACACAAGAGTTTTTTCAAAGACAAGTAGAAGAAGCTGTAAATACATTAATTAATAAAAACAATACTGAAAGCGATAAGGCTTTTAGTTGGTTTATGAATTAGGAGCAACATGACAACAAACATAAAAGATTATTCAACTACACAAGCAAGTAATACATCACTAAATTCTATTGATGTAAATGAGGGTATGCTTCCTAGTAATTTGAACAATGCTATTAGAGCATTGATGAAGAATACTAGAGATTGGTTTAATGATGCACAATGGATTGAGTATGGTGATGGTAGTGGTGCATTTACTGCTGCTTACGCATCTTCAACTTCTTTTACAATTAATGGAGCTGATGTAACTTCTGTTTATCATGCTGGAAGAAGAATTAAATTAACAGCATCAACTCCTGGTACAATTTTTGGAACAATCTCAAGCTCATCATTTTCTACCAACACAACAGTTAATGTTACTTGGGATAGTGGTTCTTTAGCTAGTGAAGCAATTACTAATGTTTATGTTGGTGCTTTATCAAAAACTAATGACTCTATACCTACAGGAATTAGTGCTACTAAATTAGCTGATGGATCAATCTCAGACACAGAATTTCAATACTTAAATGGAGTATCAAGTGCTATCCAAACTCAATTAGATGCTAAACAAGCAACTATTACAGGATCAGCTTCTACTATTGATACTGAAAGTTTAACTGCTGATAGAGCAGTAATATCTAATGGCTCACAAAAGATTGCAGTATCAGATGTAACCTCAACAGAATTAGGTTACTTAGATGGTGTAACAAGTGCAGTACAAACACAAATAGATTCAAAACAAGCAACAATAACTGGTGGTGCATCAACTATAGCATCTTCAAACTTAACAGCATCAAGAGCATTACAATCTAATGGCTCAGGTAAAGTAGAAGTTAGTGATGTAACAACAACTGAACTTGGTTATTTAGATGGAGTATCATCTGCAATTCAAACTCAGCTAGATGCAAAACAAACTAGTGATGCACAATTAACTGATATTGCTGGACTAACACCAACTGACAGTAATTTTATTGTTGGTGATGGATCAAACTTTGTAACAGAGTCTGGTGCTACTGCTAGAACCTCTTTAGGATTAGGTTCAATTGCAACACAAGCTGCTAACAATGTTTCAATATCTGGTGGAGCTGTAACAGGACTTGGCTCTCCATCTGCTAATTCAGATGCTGCAACTAAAGATTATGTAGATCAAGCAGTTGCTGGACTTAGAACAAGAACAATAGCCGAATGTGCAACTACAGCAAACGTAAATTTAACAAATGGTTTAGAAGCTGGTGATACAATTGATGGTGTAACATTAGTTGCTGGTGATAGAGTTTTAGTTAAAGATCAAAGTACGGCTAGTGAAAATGGATTATACTTAGCAGTATCAAGTGGTGCTGCATCAAGAGATCCTGAGCATGATAGTATTGCCGAACTTTCTGGTGGAATGGTTGTGGTCAATCAAGGTTCAGCTAATGATAATAAAATATTTTTATGTACGACTGATAATACAGGATCAGTTGGTTCAACTTCAATTACTTATACTGTAATTACACCAAGTAATTCTGGAACAGTAACATCTGTTGGTGTAGCTGATAGTGGTGCTGGAGAATTTACAGTTGGTAATACACCTATTACTTCATCAGGAAATATTACATTAGCAGTCAATTCAATTGCTAATACAAAAATTTCAGGATTAGGCACAGCTTCTACAAAAACTGTTGGAACTTCTGCAAACAATGTAGTGCAATTAGATGGTTCAGCAAAATTACCAGCAGTAGATGGTAGTCAATTAACAAACATAGATGCAGCATCAGCTGGATTTGCAATCGCTATGGCAATAGCACTTTAAGGAGAAAAAATGGCACAAAACTTTAGAAGATACACAAGCAACGATGTAGGAACATCAGCAGCAACTTTATTTACTGCTGACAGTTACGATACAGTAGTTGGTATATCAGTTTCAAATGTAACAACATCAGCTGTTGTAGCATCTGTATATATCAATGATGGTTCAAACGATATTTATTTAATTAAAGATGCACCAATACCAAGTGGTTCATCATTACAAGTATTAGATGGTGGAGCTAAATTTGTAGTTCAAGCTAGTGATGCTTTAAAAGTTATATCAGATACAGCTTCATCTTTAGATGTTTGGGTATCAACAGTAGACGCAATCAGTTCATAGGAGAAATAAATGCCTTTTATAGGAAATCAACCAGCATTAAGTTACACAAGTTTTGCTAAGCAAGACTTTAGTACAAGTGCAACTACATCTTACACATTGGATCATAAAGTTGCTAATGCAAATGAGTTAGCATTATTTATTAACTTTGTAAGACAAGAGCCTACAACTGCATATTCTGCATCTGGCACAAGTCTGACACTAACAAGTGCTACTGCATCATCTGATGATATGTACTGTGTGTATTTAGGTAAAGCTGTTCAAACAGTAAATCCACCAAACGCATCTGTTGGTTTATCTCAACTAACTGCTACTGGTACAAAAAATTCTACTACATTTTTAAGAGGTGATAATACATTTGCTGTCGCTGGTGGAACTAATACTCCTAATTTTTTAGCTTATAGAAACGCATCTTTAAATATTTCTAGTGGAACAGAAACAACTTTAGTTTATGATGTTGAAGATTACGATACTGCTTCTAATTACGATAATTCAACTGGAATTTTTACTCCAACAACTTCTGGAAAATATTATGTATCTGCTACTGTAAGTGGTTACACTACTGCAGATTGGGATCAAATAAAACTTAGTATTTGGAAAAATGACACCTCAACTGTTTTATCACAATTTAGAATAGTGCTTGATACATATAAAGGTGGTAATTCATTTAGAGTACAAACATCATGTATTGCTCAGATGAATGGTTCATCTGATAATTTAAGAGCAAAAGTGTATCAAAATTCTGGAACAAACCTGGTGGTAAATGGAACTTACTTAAACAGTTTTACTGCGTTTAAAATTATAGAATAAGGAAAATAAATTATGGCAATAACAAAATTAATAGCAGATAGTATTACAAGTGGTGCGATAGCAAGTACACCAGCTTTTTCAGTAAAACAAAGTTCAGCACAAACTGGTATTGCAAATAATACTCAAACTATTGTTACATTTGATACAGAAGAATTTGATACAGATAATGCTTTTGCATCAAATAAATTTACAGTTCCAAGTGGAGAAGCTGGTAAATATTTTTTCTGTGCAACTCTTATATTCTTATCTTCTGCTGATTGGGAAGCTGGTTCTCTTGGTATATATAAAAATGGTACTATTTTAGATGTAGGATATGGTAGAAATTTTTATTATAATACTTGGAAAATTGCAACAGTAGCAGATTTAGCAGTAAGTGATTATATAGAATTAAAATGTTATCAAAACTCTGGTGGCTCTTTAAATTTAGGTGCTGGTAGAGATAATGTAAATTTTCAAGGATTTAAATTAATAGGAATTTAAGGAGGTAAAACTATGGCACAACTAAGTACAAAAATAAAATCATACTGCGAAGCAAATGGTGTTTCAAATGTAGATTTTACAACAGACGTTATGTTGCAAGATGACAGCGATGGAAATGGTGCTTACATTAAGGAGTGGAATTTAGATATTGCACAACCAACTGACGCACAATTATCAGAGCAAGAAACTTCAGCTAACACAGAAGAAGCCAATAATGTTGTAAGAAATACAAGACGTATTGCTTATGGCGATATTGGAGAACAGCTAGACGAAATCTATAAAGATATAGATTCTTGGAAAGCTAGAATTAAATCAATTAAAGACGCAAATCCAAAAGGTTAATGAATGGCATATATAGGTAAGACACCAACAATAGGAAACTTCCAAGTCTGCGATGCAATATCAGTAGTCAATGGTCAAGCTGCATACACTATGCAAGTAAACTCTGTAAATGTATCTCCAGAAAGTGTTAATCACATGCTGGTTAGTTTGAACGGAATTTTACAAAAAGCTGGAAGTTCATTTACTGTATCTGGTTCTACAATTACCTTTGCATCAAATCTAGTTACAGGAGATGTGATCGACTTCATTCAAATATTAGGTAATGTTCTTGATCTTGGAGTACCAAGTGACAGTACAGTTTCACTTGCTAAGCTAACAGCAACAGGAACTAAATCATCTTCTACTTTTTTAAGAGGAGATAATACTTTTGATACACCACCATTAGGTGGGATTACAATGGGAGAACAATGGAGATTAACAACAACTAAAACTAGTAATGGTGTTCTTGATGCTAATTTAGAAGTAAATGATACATCAGGATATGGCAGTTTAGGAACAGGAATGTCTGAAAGTTCTGGAATATT